AGGAATAAGCTGAAAGAAAGAAAGCCATGTTATTACTGGTACCCTCTAATACCAAAGTTTTTGAAAAAGATCGTTTGCGTTTCTCAGGTTCTTTTACATCCGTGATTGACAAATTCAAAGGCACTGCGATATTATCAGATAAATCTAATTCGTACCCATTTACAACTAATCTACTATTCATAATGTAATACTTTTATAATCAGTAAATTCAATATTAATCACTTCATTAAATAGCTCGTCGTGTTCAAATTGTTTCACTTGGTAACTTGAATCAGTCACTACTACATTTTCCATTTCAGTACTTTCGTTTAAGTAGATCAAAGGACTTTCATATAATTGCACTAACCAATTTTGTGTTGTCTCATCTAACCAGTCGGAGGATAGTTCTAATTGTTTAGTGATCATTTTAAGATAGTCAATTTTACCAAACGTGTTGTTATTTACATTGTACGTATTAGTTATTGCATTCCATTCACCTTGCTTTTTACTGAATGATTTACTTTCAATCTTAGCTTTGTATCTAGAGTTGTATGTGAATCTGAAATTATCGTAACTTCCGTATTTATTTAACCACAAAATATTAGCTCCCTTGTCAAAGCATACATCTGAGAAAGTAATTCCATACACTCCCATGATACCGACGTCGGATAAGTTTTGCACTGCTATTTGCACACCCGTACAATTGTCGTAAGTGGCCTGTGTAATATTCCCTAGATCAAGCTGTTCATCGAGATTAAAGCGTAATGCAGAAACTGCACCTTGATAAGCTGTATTGAAAGTTGTCGTTTGTGTTACGTTACCACTTGGAAGTAAGTAAATGAATTTAACGTAATAATTTGCAGGCGTATCTAAATCACTATTGTCCAACCATGATAAGATTGTTGTGCCTCCCTTCTTTTCAGTTACTGAGTATACAGTAGCTCCAAACAAATCAGTGTTATATTTATCCGTTAAGAATTTCTTGCCTAGTCCTCCCTTTTTATAAACGGTATAGTCCCAAACTTTAAACTCTGATCTACTTAAAGACCCCTTAAAGGGTATTACAGTAATACTAGTTACTCCTGTTAGTTGCGTTGTGGGCTCTACATTTGGATCAGTTGAATATTTTTCGTAAATAGTTATGTAAGTTTCAACGTAATTCTGAGTGTCATATACAAATACAGGGCTTGCCGTTGCATTACTTACAGAATGATTTGCAATATACGCCCTAACTTTATCACTTAAATTTATTTTTCCAAAGAAGTCACTAGTCACTAACTCGGGGAATACCTCAAAAGTACCTATTTCAGCCCCGTTAATAAACGTTTTAACCACGAATGATACATTATACTTATCATTACTGCTAACTGTTAAAGGTTGCTTAAATTCAAAGACAATAGGATTGTCGCTAGGCGTGTACTTTTGTGGGCTTTGTGTTATCGTTATGGCCATTATTTAGGTTTTTTTATTACTATTTTTATTGCTTCACCAACTAGGTCGCTAACTCTTTGACCCATTTCGTCAACTCTTTGTTGTGTTAGTACCTTGTCAAAGAAGTGAGTTGCTTCAATACCTTTCATTCGTACACTGTTAACTATTGCACCAGCTAATTGTTCACGTGTCATGCCCTCGTCTGGTACTATTCCTTTGTCTCCTATCCATTTGTAAATAGCATCGTAAAAAGATAGGTTACCTTTCGGGGCTTTACCATGAGTCGGAGCTCCTCTGTTGACCATAGTACCATTCACACCATAGTTAATATACTTCCAATGTTGTGATGCTGTTGTCTCTATTGAATCTGGTTTGATGTTTACGGGTCTTAGCGATTGAGTTAAGTCACCCGTTGCATATGGTTTGTGACCTTTTGAATTAGGTACTTGCAATTGTTTACGCCAATCTACTATAAGCTCATTTGTAAGTCTTAACAATAGTTCAGTCATTGGATTGTCGGAAGTATTCTTTAAAATATCTTCAGACCTACCAAAATTCAAACTACTTGCTATATCACCGTCTTTCACGTTGTATTACTTTTATCTCTTCTTGTTTTGTAAAGTTAATAAATTTAAGCCTATGATTGAAAGTAAATATATTCCATTTTACTATTTGCTCCCACGTTTGATTATATTCTTTACTGAGATAGTGGATTAGTTTTTCCCAAACAAACCTATCATTGTTTTTAGAAGGCTCTTTCTTATCTTCTTGCTTTCCGTATAGTTGCTCATTAATTCGATTGATTGTCGCAAAAAAAAACTAACTAAATTAAGATAGTCTGGTAGTGGCATGTGTTCTTCAAACAGTTTTGCTCTTTCTTGATTTGAATATTTCATGTTTAGATTTTCATCAAGCTCCCCGTATGTAGTGCCCTTTTCGATATACATCAAACTAGCTAATCTACTAGGATCGTTTTGTAAATCTGAGTTACTTATATCAATATGCCACCCTATACCAACTTTCGCAGGATCGACTAATAAATAAGTCACTCCGTTGATTGTAATTTCTTCTTTTGGTTTACTTAGTTGGAAGTCTTTAAACAACCCTATGCAATGCTCATGAATGTTTCTTAATTCTGAGATGTTAACCTTGTTTAAATCGTTTCTTTTAGCTCCTGTTATCAAACATATAAACTCTATGATAGTTCCCAAATCCATTGCTTTCTGATACTTCTCATCCGTCAATGCTTTAAGGTGGTTTATCCTTAAATCGTTTAATGTCTTTGGTGCTTTAATATTAATATACTTCAAAATACCCATCGTATTTGTCTTTTGTTGTGAAAAAATATCTTATACCATCAATACAGTGGTTAAATGCATCTATTGGCTTATTTAATTTAGTTCCAGATTTATCTACATCCCATGTGTATGAACGTAGCTCTTTAATCAAATTCACGCTTTGTTTAGTCACGTAAAACCTATCTTGTTGAATCTTTTGAATTCCATACATAATAGAGTCTTTTCCTTTCTCTGCTTTGATTACATTTAAACCAGCGTTGTTAAGTTCTTGTATTGATTTAGGCTCAGCACTATCTGCATAAATGTATTCGTGAACATTACCTCCTTTTGCTTTAAATAGTTTTGCTATCTCACCATTTGTTAATCCTGTTTGATATATAACCTCATCAAAGTAATATTGATTATTATACTTGTATATTGCTGTGATTGTAGTAGGATCGTTTGTATATCCAAAGTCACAACCATAACCCTCTAACTTTGCATCTTGTGGTATTGTATCAACTACTCCCCAATTATCAAACACAACACCTTGTAGTGAACCTATCTCGCCTAATCCATAAACCTTATACCAATTAGCCCAAAACTCAGATGTTTCCGCTTTCTCTTTTGCTTTTAGGATAAAGTTTAAAGCACTTTCGGGACACGCTTCATTATCTAGGTAGTTTACTATTAGAAAATCAACGTCGTTATCTTCTTTTAGTTCGTTATGAAACCAAAATTCATTTGTGGGGTTCCAGTCTAAAAACACACATCGTTTGGTTCTTGAGGCTAATTCAGTGTAAGCATGAAAAGTCATGTTATTACACTCATTCATATAAAGCACGTCACGCCTTGCACCTCTTAACTTAGCGTCATTATCAGCAGAAAAGAATTCTATTTGTGATCCGTTAGCAAAGTTGTATTTAAAATCTGAAGCATTCCAACGACTATCTACATACCTATTGGTATTAATCATGATCTTCTTAAAGTCCTTCATTGCACCACGCTTTAAATGTGGTATTGATTCAGCAACTACAGAAACTTCTAACGCTGGATTCTTTGCACACATATCAATCAGTATAGGAAGGATTGCAAACGTTTTGCCTGCCGAAGTTCCACCCTGAACACCTCTAACAAATTTATTAAGTCGAAGTATCTTATTGATTGCAGTTGTGCGAATAAACATTATTCAGGGAATAAAGGTTGTTCTTGGATTGTTTTAATTTCTTGTTTGTCTGTAAGTCCGTTTAAACGTTGTGTAATACTAGGATTGTATTGTCCGACCATACCACCTTCAATCTGATCTTGACGAATTGATTGCCTTATTGCACGACAGATAGCGACAAAATCACTGTATCTGTTATCTTTATTACTAAAATAATGACTTAGTTCGCTATTCAATCCTTGCTCAAAAACATAATTCTCAAAGCCCTCCATTGTTAGAGGTACTTCTAGCTCTTCATATACACTATTCCCGTCTTTACCTACAAAAGTATGTTTCAATCTAGGGTTTGATTTAACCTTTGATTTATATTCGATGAATAGTTGGTGTAACTTTTCAGGGCTTTCTATCATCTTATGTAGTCCCATTGCTTTATGCTTTTGGTTTTCTTGGCTTCCTTACTTTCTTAATCACTTCCTGAGTCTCATACGCTAGTTTTGTAGCTTCTTCAAATAGATTCATCCAATTGTTTAAAATCTTCAAACCTGTTTCAAGGCAACCAGCACATCCCTTAGTTAAAGGCTTTTTTGTTATCTCTGCATATACCTCTGAAAGTAATAAAAATTGTTCATTACTGTATTTTATTTGTGGCTTTTTTATTAAGTCTTTAACCTTTAAAAAACTTTCGTATGCTTCTTTACTTATTATCATAAAACTTTATTATTAAAAAGACTGCTAACGGAGTTAGATAGTCGTGAGTGAATAAACTGATTATTGCTGCTATCCAGAAACTAAAACACGGGAAACAGTCTAGTACTTTAATTGGTTTACTTATTCTAGTCCCTGTTAGCTTTCTTACATAATACCCGAAATTTAATTCTTGGTGAACTATGAAGGCTGCAAAAAGACTTATTATAATATTTGTCATATTGATTAAATTAGAAAGGGAGCAACATCACGCTAGACCGACTACTCCCATTTACCTTGGCATTACAAATATAATAATTTATTTTAGAATATAAGATCTGATTCCTCTTCTACTTGTT